GAGGCAGAGGGCTTGTGCGACTCCATCGGATGATTCGATTTGGGTGCTGACGATCTTGAGTGCCGTTACGATGTCGTGTGTTGAGGACTGGTGCATGTTATTTTTGTTTGTGGACTATGATTCCGTTACCTTTGTCGTCGGTGAGTTCGACTGATCGAACGTCTTCGAGGCGGGCCAGTGTCTTGATCATCTCGATGGGATCGTCGGCATGAGTGACGCAGGTGAGATGGATATCCCCGTCGCCGTGGATCAGTTTGAGATCCTGCTTGGTACGATCCCTTGTAATGCGGATGGTCCGCCCCGAGGAGAGACGGACCACCTTGATTGATTCTACGAGTGGGTATTGGTGACGAGCGGTCATGTTTTGAGTCCGCAGTGAGGACATTTCCGATTGGGAATCGATTCAAGCGGTTTGACATCGAGCCACTGGCATAGGTCGTTGTAGGACTTGCGACCAAAGTTGGCCCACTTGAAAGGAGCGATCTCGCCAGTGAGAACAGCAACCCTTGCGGATTCATTGCTTGTGATCCCGAGCTTCTCCATCAGCTTGGCGTTACGAACGCTGAGTCCGAAGGTCCACTTAGACCGATCCAGATCGCGCTGCTTGCCGGCTTGGATGATCTGATAGATGCGCTGCTTGGACATCTTGAGGTGTTCACCGATGAGCCGGTAGGTGAGACCTTCACTCCGTAGTTTGACAACCGTGTCGATTGAATCGCTAAGTTTCATGTAGTTGGGTTTGAGCAGGACGTTGTGCTTCCTGCTCCTCTTCTTCTTACTGACTGCTACTACCTCAAAGGTATCTGGACTGCTCGGTAACGCTTCTGTGCTTTGTGGCACTGGACACACAGGCCGTGTTGGATTGTGCATCCGCATCCCAAGCAATCGGCCAATTCGTGACATAACTGTTTCCATCGTTGTAGTTCCTCTATTGTTGTTTGTTGTTTTTGTTGTTCCTGATGTTCCATACGCATGACAGTGAGATACCGTACTTCTTGGATAGTTCTGGGTAAGTGCGTGACTTGTCCTCCTTGAGGATGGCATCTCGGATCTCGGTTGGAACAGCCGGCCACCGCCGGTTGATCCGAGGGCTCGGATCCTTGAACGGAGTGACGGGGCCGACCATGCGTGACATGGATTCCTTCGTCAACCCTAATTGTTGAAGTATCGTCATTTTTCTCTTCTATTCGTTGGTTATCCGAGTGCTTTCTTGAGGTCGATGAGGGTGCAGTTGTCCCCATCGGCCAGGTGTCGGTTGTCGTCGAGGGTCTTCCGGATGGCTGATTCCAGGTGCTTGATCCGCTCCTTGGCCTCCTCCAATTCCTTGTAGGTCTTCAATCCGTCGATGGTTCGCATTTCTTCGATGGTCATGGTTTGTTCCGTTCCTCCTCCAGAATCGCCAGCATACCGCTTGCGACGCTAGCGTCTGAGCCGTCGTTGAAGAACGCTTTCGACGCTCGATCAATGCGGTCCTCCAGTTGCTTGATCCGATCCTCCCGCTTCCGGACTTCGAGAGCGATTGCGCGGAGTTCGCGGGAGTCGTACCAATATGATCTGTCAGCCACCTCTAGGATTCGTTCTTCAAGTGTCACAGCTTGGCCTCCTTGGCCTTGCCCCACTTGATTGATGCAGTGTGCCAAATTGGATTCAAATGGTCTGTCTTGATGCGGTGTTTCAAATAATCAATGAGTTCATCCCCCGCCTTCTCCAACCGCTTGATGCGGTCATTGGCTGCGTTGAGTTCGCGTTCGATGTCGCAACCAGTTTGCCAAATGGCTCCGTCATCATGTGCTGATGCGTCCATTCTCGGCGTATCGCTGACCATTTTGTTGGTGTCACCAAGATGGTTCATTTGCACTCCTTCCATTTGAACTGCGGTTTACCGCTCGCGTCGGCCACCCACTCGGCATGGTGTTCTCTAACAGCTTCTTCTTTCATGTAGGTTGTTGCAGAGCATCCACCTGCCAACCCTCCGAGCATTATGCTGACAATGCAGAACAGGAAGTATGGTACGATATCGTCGCTTTTCATTTCGCCTCCCTCGCTTTGAGCATTGCGTCGGCGATGTTATATGCAGCACTCGACATTTCTCCGGCTGGATACCGCATATTTTCGAGATACTTCACCGTGCTTCTATCCGCTCCACTCAATATCCCCTGCAACGCAGCCGCTGCGAAGTAGTCTCTAATGGTCATTCCGAAATGGTCAGCACTGTTGCCTTCGGGATGATACCCCATCGGAAACGCCGGTCCTCCGTCGTTGATTGGTTGGTTCATTTCGCCTCCTCCACGACACCACACGGGAGCCACGTCTTACCGCCGTCGGTGCTGTGTTCGTATTCACGCAATAGCCATTCTGGAGACTGATACTTATCGCCAGCGATCAAGATTTCTCCGACGTTGTTTCGTCCGATAAGAAGCCACACAGAATTTGTCGATTTGGTTTTCAAAATACATCCCAGCGGAACCTCATCCGCAGTCCACGGGCGATAAGTCGGATCAGGAATCACGCAGTAGTCCTTCTGCTCCCAGTTCCATGTTGGAACATACAGGATGCCCAACAGAGGCTCTGTGGACCTCCTAGGACGAGTTCCAATTTTCTTACCGTTTGCGTAGGCAATCATCACGTTCGCAGCTTCCAATACTTCTTGTTTAGTCATTTGTTCTCCTTTGCTTTGTGGCTGTTATTGCAAGAAAGCGTATCGTTCACTGACACGCAGACGGCGGGATGGATCGACCCAAGAACCGTCAGCGTGATTTCGCCACGCATCAGGAATTGAAATCGTTGCCAAATCGAATCGCATTTCCAAACAGAGACGACTCGCTGTTCACTGCGCGAGATTGGCATTCCATGGACTTTCCCACCGATGACGTTTTCTTCATGCGGGTAAGCGGGTCGTCCTCCAAGCATTCCATTGGAGTGCGGCTTTGCGATTGGTGTCAGGTCGTAGTACTTCATTTATTCTCCTTTGCTTTGGCCCACAGTTCAGCGGTTTGTTGAGTAGCGTAAGGCTCCATCATGTCTCCAGCCGCTATGAGCATTTTGATTCTGTCGTTTGCTTGGTTCAATTCGTTCTTAAGTTTTCCGATCGCATGATGCGTGTGCTTCATGTTCACTTCGTTTTCCAATTCAATGATTCGCTTGCGAGCTTCAAGGAGTTCGGAGTTCACGGACTCACCTCCTTCGCTTTCCACCATCTGTTGAGGTTTTCCATGTCTTGGTTGTCTCGGAGCATTTCATCCCCAGCGTGTTGCAGAAGTTTGATTCGTTTATTCTTCTCCTCCAATCTTTCGTAGAGCAGAACAACCTTTCGATTAAGCATATTAATCTCGGAGTTGGCTTCGTTAAGCTCATCCTCCAGTTGTTTCGCAAACGGAGCATTTACCCATTGGGAGTCTTCAAGAATGACGATTCGTTCGTCGGTGCGCGGTGTGTCGCTCATTTCGCCTCCTCCACCACCCCACACGGGAGCCATGTTTTACCGCCGTCGGTGCTGTGTTCGCGTTCGTCCAGCCACATATCTCGGTCAGCTTGGTTTGATGTCCATGCGAGGATGCTTCGGTCATGCAACGCTCTTTTATACCGTATCCACGCCCCCAGCGGCACCTCATCCGCAGTCCACGGGCGGAGCTTTGCGGTGGGTTTGATGCGGTAGTCGCAGTTATCGAAATCCCAACAGGGTTCATCTGTATCGCACCAATCTGGTTTCAACGACTCTTTTGGATTCCAATGCTTCCCGCACCGCTGGATTTCGTATCCGTCCAAATACGCTTCCATAATCAAGATAGCGGCTCGTGTTTCATTGCGTGTCATTGTTTGTCCTCCACTTGTCGCATCGGAACGAAGTCCAGCCGGTTGTTCTCGTCGATTGCGATGCCCCAGCCGTTACGTCGGCAGGAGAGTTCGATTGTGTTGTAGATTTCGGTCATTGTCTTCTCTGGTAGGTAAATGGACAGCAGTCCTTTAAATGTCAGACGGTATTCCTCATTGTTGTTTTGCTCGCTCATTGCTGTTCCTTTCGCTTGAGGTATTCCGCCACCGCTTCGTCGGCGATGTACTGAGTTTTATATCCCATCTTAATTGCATAATCCTTCAATCGTTTGTGAGTCTCATCTGATACAACAAGCACCTTAGCTGTTGGTCGCCTGGGTTTGCTTGTTCCTTTTATTCCTGTTCCAATAGCTGATTTCATATTTCTTCAATTTCTTCGCTGCACGATATATTTCCCCGGCTTGGCTTCTGGTCATCTGGTACACCCCGGTACCATCGTTGATCAATCGCTTGGCCTGCTGGCTCATCGACCGCCTCCGGTCGCGTAGTGGAGAACCAGAAGGGCGTCGCAGTTCTTCAACGTGACGTCGAGGTGCGGGTACAGTTCCTGGGCCTTCGCCTTTAACTTACGCTTCCATTCCGCGGAGTTGGCGCAGGAGCGTTTACCGCCTAGTCCGAGGGGATCCTGCCAGACCTTGGGCTCGACCCGGTGGAGGGCGTAGCCAAGAGAGTAGGCCAGTCCTTGGACGATGCCGTAGTTCTCATGGAGGGTGGCGACTGATGCCGCAGGGGTCAGCTTGCTCACGAACTTGGGAACCTTCTCGATCCAGAGGTGGGAGTCGGCCACCTTGAATCCGCTGAGCAGTTGGTGCATGTCGGGCAGGGACTCGGGCATTGCGAACAGGAGGATCCCGTCCTCGGTGTGGACTGCGAATCCACCGTTCACGCCTGGGTCACAGGCTACGATTGTTTTGTTTGTCATTGGTTTGTTGTGATTTGATGGTGAGAGAGTGGCCTACATAGATCCCGGCGATCACGCAGAGGGGCAGGAGGATGGCCATGCCCATGATGGTCAGGGCGGTGTTCATTGGATCGAGCAGCCAAGTTCCTTGTAGCATTTGATTCGCTTGTTGGCGTGAGCCTGAGCGAGTGGGTGGAAGTTATCCTTGAAGTCGTGGATGTATGCTCGGTCCTTACCATCGGCCCGCCGCAGCGCACGGCTGGCCCGCTGGATCGTTTTCTGCGCGCTCCGACCTCCGGAGACCATGACCAGTGTCTCGACGTTGGGAAGGTCGAGTCCCTCATCGGCCAGCGAGGTGGCGATCATGGTCTTGATGTTTCCAGCCTTGAACTCCTCCATCGCCTCGCGCCGCGCCTTCTTGGCCATCTTGGAGTAGACGAGTACGGCGTCGCCGATCGCTTTGGCGTATTCCTCCCCGAGGGTTACCCTAGGAACAAGAACGAGCGTTGGAGAATGACCACCGCAGTTTGCGAACATGATCGCCGCGGCGTTGCGTTGCTTGTTGCCGACGATTCCGATCTCGGTGATCGCCTCCCAAGCGCACATGGCACGGAGTTCTGGCTGGCTGATCCTCATGTACCGCTTGCGCTCGGTGAAGAGCTTCTCGATGTGGTCATCGATCTTCTGCTGGATCAGGAAGTCGGTGGCCGAACTCATGTACACGGTCGCGTGGGCCAGAACATTGCCCAGTTCCTCGCGCTTGATCTCGAACTGGTTGTTGCGAAATAGGTTGCGAAGGATGGCGTTGCGCTCTGGATCATCGGACCAAGGGGTGGCATCGAAACCGTAGCGTAGACCATTGCATGACTCAATAATTGCTCGAAGAACACGGGCAGGGCTGTGTTTTGATTCGTCAACTACCAAAAGATTCTTCTTACTAAAGTCTACCGACTCATGCGGACAACGAATATCCACAATGCCATCCGGAATTCCGGCGGCTCTCAACGATGCGCGAGCTTGCTCACATGTTTCGCGTGTTGGAGCTGTCCAACCAAACGACCAATCAGGATTCAAATGGTGATAGTGCTTGATGATGGAGGAAGCGATGACTGTCTTGCCGCATCCAGCAGGGGCGATGATGAGTCCATCGCTACTCTTGGCCCACTCGACTGCTCGTTGTTGGTAGGGACGAAGCAGAAAGGCTTGCGTCGAAACGATTTCGGGATGATTCTTGGTCTGCATAGCGTGTCGTTGCGCTCTGTATTGTTTGTTACGGACTCGTTGTCACCCCCCGGAGCTTGCACTCTCCGGGGGGCTTTCGTTTCAGGGTTTAGATGTCATCGACATCCACCGGAACCTTCTTCATTCGTTTCACGCGGAGTGTAACCTGTTCGGCTCC